CATACATATCTGCCGCAGACCGTAACATCTTTTCGTTCTTCCATTCCCCCAGATACTCACCGGACAAAGAGTTCAAATTGTAATAGCGTCTGTTTTCGTTCAGGAGTGGTGCCGCTATCATTGTGTCAATAATTTTGCCCTGTACTTCTATTCCTGCCCAACGCAACCAACCAAGGTCATACATACAATTGTGCATGACCTTTTCTATGTGCGGTGTAGCCAGTTGCTTTTTCAACCAGTTGACAACCTTCTTCTCTGGCAGGTTGCCGGACTCATGACGGACAGGAAAGTAGCCAACAAAATCTCCAGCGGCAACGGCATACCCTATGACATACCCGTCGTCACGACACCAGCCTGGGCCTAACGTGGTCAGGTTTGGGTCTTTTGTTTCCAAGTCAATAGCTATCCTGTCACAGCTCGTCAGGTCTGGAAAGTTAGACGGCGGTAACCAGCTTTCACTTTCTGGATCAAACAAATCAACCTTCATCGTTTATAATCTCCCCGCCCAACGCTGCATAGCCTATGATGTCTACCCATGAATCGTCCTTGCTGATGTCCTCTGCCAGACGCGCCAGCTTCAGGCCCACCATACAAGCCACTACTTCTTCAGGACTGATGTCACGTTTCAGTATGATACCCCATATCTTTGCTATCCGCTCGTGGTTCATCTTAGCCGGACCATAATCCTTGGCCCTCGGACCATTGATTAGTGTCTCGGCTGTGTCCAAGAAATACTTTCTGTCTTTCATAGTGCAAACCCATACTGTGATTGTGATTCGATAATGTGTAGTGCTTTTTTAGCACGAGTCAGTCCAACATAGAACGTGCGAACTTCGCCGTCCTGATCTTCGCTTTCAACGCAGGCTCTGGATGAATCTAAAAGAAGGGCGACGTTATCCGCCTCGCCACCCTTTGCTTTGTGTATCGTTGATATCTTGATCCTCGGCTTGTCCGTCAGGATCTTTTCCCCCATCCGCCGAACAGAAGTAATGTATATTCTTTCCCGCTCCGCCACTTTCAATACTTCGTGCCAAGGCTTCTCTTTCAAGTCGTTCGTAGTGAAGTTCCCTTTTACGTCGTCGAGAGCGTAGGGCATTTCGTTGTCGAGGGTGGCTAAGTTCTTCCTTCCAGATTTGGTCACGATATCCGATTTTAATAATGTAGATAATGTCTTTAGTTCTGTCGCTGTGACGGTCAAACCTTTGCATAATTTAAGCCATACCTCTATTCCAGTTAGTACATTGGGTGAGATGGACCAACCAGAACCTTCACGCCAGAACAAGTATCCCTGTTCCTTGAGGTCTGTAGCAATCTTATTAGCGATGTAGTTTGTTCGAGCAAGGATCAGCCACTCGCCGCTGTTAAAGTTGAGGTCCATGATGTCGTGATGCCAGACAACTTGCCCAGCCTCACTTACAGGTGACCACACTTTTGGCTGTCGCACAACCACTCTATTTACCAGAGAATCCGCTACGTTATATATGTTTCGTGGAAGACGATATGATTTATCTAACACCATCTTATTGTCTGATGCATTCAAGAAGTCACGCACGTTTACACCCATCCAAGAGTAGATGCATTGGTCATCATCGCCTGCAAAATAGATACGCTTTGCCCGTGGCTTCAACACCTCATGAACCATGCGCCACTGTAACGGGGCCAAGTCTTGCGCCTCATCAACTATCAGGACCTCCAACCTCGGACCTTCGCCCTGTTCTATGAAGCGGTCAATCATGTCCACAAAGTCCAGCTTACCTGTGTCACGCTTGTAGTCACGCAGCACTTCGTCCACCACCTTCAGTTGCTGGTAGTGTAAGTGCCTGTTGTTGGTGTCACTGAACTGCTGTTCGAGGCTGACTCCACGCACCCTAGCCAACTGGATCATGGATAGATAAGCATCTCCACCCTTGCCCGGTGAGAAGAGTTGCCCATCTTCCATACGGATAGAGGCGTTGGATGAAAACTCTACCCCCAGTATCTGACTAAGTTGCGTGAAGTCATTCCCTTTCAGTACCTGCCTACCACTAAGACCTTGATACTGAAAAGCCATCGAATGCAGAGTACGAAACCAAACCATTTGATCAGGGTTCATACTCAGCGCAGCGGAAGCACGAGTCCGCGCTTCGTCCGCTGCCTTACGGCTGAAGGACACGAACGCTATATCCTCCGGCCTTGTACCATCTTCAAGTTCCTGCTTGACGATAGATATAAGCTTGGTTGTTTTGCCTGTGCCTGGTGGCCCAAAGATTGTGGTCTGCATTAGAACGGCACCTCACTGTCAAGCTGGATGCTTGGCACTTGGACCTCGGTATTAAACGCTGGCACCCACCAAACGCGCAGTTGTTTTTGCTGTCCTTTGGTAGTGTCAAAATACTTTTTGCCGTTTGCTGTGCCATTGTCGTTCAGTTCTTTTAACCGCTCTTGAATCTGACCACGGCTGTAACTGTCAAACTTTTGGTTGCGTAAATACTTTAGCAGTGCCTCTAGCTTGAAGTATGTAACCCCCTCTTCTTCGTCCGTGAAGGGCTTGCCAAGTGCGATCTCTTCGGCAGACTGGGCTTGTACCCGACCATCACAGAACGCTTCTAGCAGGTCCATGAACTGGCCTTTATAGGTAAGTTCTTCCGGCACATCTATTTCACTCATGCCATCCATCAACATGGACACAACCTCTTGCCAATCAGCCGTCTTCATCATTGGCGGCATGACATGAATCTGTTCCATGCAAGCTTTTTGAAAACGCTGTGATGTTTGCAGGTCATCGGTTGTTAGTTCGACACGGCGACCACCTACATCACAGAACCAGACAGGCGGTTCGGACTTAACCACGCACAGACCAGTGATCTCCACATGCTGAACGTGGCTACCTATTCCACATGTCTTCGTTTTGCAGAGGCTTTTGTTGCAGAACGACTTGAGGGGTTCTTGATCACAGGGGAAACCATATTCCTTCTTCTCGTGTTGAGACTGAATAGTGACGATTTCAGAAGCTGGTAAAGGGGGCGTACAGTATTTGACATTAATTTCTTCAAGACGTTCTCTCCACTTTTCAGGTTGTTCTTTCTTGGCACCAACAGCGGCAGCGAACATAACTGTGTTGCGCGTACCCTCTGGTATGCCCTGACTAAACATATGTGACAGGCACGGTGCCCACTGTTCAAACTCATTGACAGGGTCACCAAGTTGTAGCTTTTCAAAATCTTTGGGGTTGGTTCTTCTGGCTTCTACTATATCCAGAAATTCGGTAAGGTCCGCTTCGTCTCCATCTTCTTTGACAGCGTAACGCATCGTCTGTTCCGCATCAAAGTACGGAAGGTTAATGAAGTTTCCAACATCGCCACGCTCGACAAGAATCTCTTCTTGCTTCGGGAATATTTCGCAGCCACCGTATCCAAGGTAGGCAGCAATCTCTGTGGCTTTGTCACGGAAAACACCTGCGCTAAAAAATTCTGTAAAGAAGAAAAAAATGTGGGCACCACCTGACTTCGAGCGGCAGACCACACATGGAATATCGTTGTCACGCAGCTTCTTGTCAAGTGCGACAAGGTCCAGTGGATACTGGTCAATGTCCAGCGCACCGAACTTACATTGGCTGTTTTCGTTGATGGGTATAGAACCTACGCCGTGCTTACCCTCAAGGTGTGCGACAATAAGTTCCAAGGTTAGTGGCTTCCGAACGATGATTGACTTCGCCTTTTGTTTTCCAGCGCGTCTTTCATCTGATATTTGTGTCTGTCCATGCGCGGCACTGAAGCCTTCAAATGCCGCCATGAACCGTTCAGCTTGGTTCATAACTCACTCCGGGCAGAGAGGGTGGGGACGGGAAGAAAGGAAAGGAAACACCCGCCCCCTACTGGCTTAAAATGGTACGTCTGTTTCGTCAGTCGTGACTGTATCAGTCTGACTGTCTTCACCTGTACTCATCTTAATCTCTCCGGCACGGTATGAGTTGTACAAGTCACGCGCTTCCTGCAATGCAGGCATCGGCACGGACTCCATCTCAAGCTGCTGCACTTGGTAGTTGAACCACGAACCTTTGTCGTTGGACTCTTGGGTCGAGGTCAGCTTCCACGGCACAGCCCACATAGGTGGGTTGAACAGGCCCTTGCTTGGGTGCATGATCTTCAAACCAGCGCGACGGGTATTCCACTGCTTCGCAATCTTCATCTGTGTCTTCTTCATGTCACAGATCATTTGCGTGGTCATGCCGTCAGCGTTGTACGCAAGCACAAGGAACTGTGCAGAGCGAACAAGTTCGTTGCCATTCGGCAGCATTTCATTTGCACCAACACGGTTGGTCTGGCGAACGTCTGGGTTGTTTGCATCCAACTCACCCATAAATCCACCACCGTTTTCACGCAACTGGAACTCCAGAAACTTCGTGGTGTACGCGCACATTAATACGTTCACACCTTCATCAGCTTCCCAGAACTCACCAGTTACGGTGTTGAAGATATCGCCAGCGGATGCGCCTTTGATAAACTTCGGGTCGTTCTTTATTAACTGCGGTGACAGAGGCTGGAGAATCCGCAAGAACGGAATCTGCATATCATCTGCACCAATGGTTTCCATGCCCTGACCTGCCGCTTCGTACAGATCGTCCATGATATTAGCAACTGCTGTGCTTTCTTTTTTTACTACTGCTGCTTCAGCCATGACTAGCTCCTCTTAATTGTAGCTTCAGTTCCGACGTACACACCGAAGGTATCGAAGTCGATATCCTTACCTGCCTCGATGCGTCCTTTGACCCACGCCTTTAACGTCTGTGGGTGGACGTGTGTCTTTTGCGCTGGCTCAAGACCCTGATTGCGGAGGTCATCTACGACAGCCCCTGCCATGTTGTCCTGACCAGAACCGAAAGACACGACGACATCGTTCTTGATGATGTCACCTTCTCCGATAGAACGAAGCCAGTTGTATGCTTCATCTTTCTTTTCTTCTGGGATACGCGCATGAACGAACTGCCGCAAAGCAACCTTGTTGCCATCGACCGTAACAGAATCCATGCCCATCTCCTGCATCAGGGAAGGTATGTCTTCTTCATTCACTTTGCGTTTCTTGAATTTAAGATCCTTCAGATACTGCTCTGCTTGTGCAATCTCTTCATCGATCTTCATAGACTGGCGGATGAGATCGGACAATGTCTTGCCCTTCTCATCATTCACCTTGTCGAACTTAGAGGCATCGACTTCCTCATCAAATAGCGAAAACACATCGCTCATCGTACATTCTCCTGTACTTTCTACGTTAAAGTTTAACCCCTTCGGGTGTGGTGGAGAGTCTTAACCCACTCCCCTTGGGTATGTCAAGCGGCTTCTTGTGCACGTTTTTCCTTCAGTATGTGTGTCAATTCCTTGCTCACACTTCTGTCGTTTTGCTGTGCGCGTTGCTTTAGGTACTCATATATCTGTACCTCAACCGCGATTGATTTCCATTTGGTGGTGTCCATGTTTGCAACCTTCAAAATACTGTGTTACCGTCATAGCGTACATCATAATTGATCGGGGGGTCAAGAAAAAAATGAGACCAGCACATCAGGTTCGTGATGGTAAAAGATCTGAACTCATTGCAGCTTCTTGGTTGATGTCCCAAAACTGTTATGTCTACACTCCGTTTATTGAACAAGGCCCAATAGACCTCATCGCCCTCACCCCGAAGGGTGAATTGTTGTTGTTTGACGTGAAGACTGTGGGCCGTAGAAAAAACGGCTCGATAATCTCACGTCTGTTAACAGACATCCAAAAGAAACTGGGTGTCCGACTTCTGTATGTGGACCTCGAAACTGGGTCCTGTGCCTTGTACCCGTACCAGCTATCCCATTCGCCACAAAACCACGCTGTTAAATATGCAGAACAACAGGCATCTAATCGGCACTTCGACGGGGGTCAAGTTCCAACCATTGACGGGCTTCTTCACCCAACGTCTTCGCTGATAGATCAATCTTGTTCCGAAGAGTCTTCACAATGTGAACATCAACCGTGCCCTTTGTCATCAGGTCAACATACGTTACCGGATGATGCTGACCAATGCGATGAGCACGATCCTCAGACTGAACCCGTGTCTCAAGATTGAAGTCATTGGCATAGTAGATCACATTGGTTGCAGCCGTCAGTGTCAGGCCATAGCCTGCCGTCTGTGGGTTGGCAACGAAGAACCTTGCATCTCCAAACTGGAACGCTTGTATCGCAGCTTGCCTGTCCTCATCAGACGTGTCACCGAAGTAGCTGACTGTAGATCCTGGCCCATACTTTGACTCCAGCATCACGGTTATCTTTCGTATGTCGTACCTGAATCGTGACCAGATGATTACCTTACCCGACATTTCTTCCAGCGTATCAAGCAAGGCATCCATGCGCTTGGTTGGGAACTCTACCAGTTCACCATCGTCTGTCATAACGTGACCGCACAGCACCTGCTGTAGTCGCAATAGCTGTGTCATAATAGCTGGTGCAGATACCAGTTCACCGTCATCAAGCAACGCCATAGCTGCTGTCTTGATTGAGTGATAGTACTTCAACTGTTCGTCGGTCACCCCGACTTCACGAACGGTGTAGATCTTGTCGGGTAGGTCAAGAGCTTCTTCTTTTGTAACCCTAAAAGAAAAGCTGTCCAGCTTGTCACTCAGTTCAGCTAAGTTACGGTAGCCCACAATCTGCTGAAAACTGTGCGAACCCATGCGCTGAGTCCTTGTAATAGCGTACCGTCCTTGGAACGAATAGTAGCTGTCGAATCCCAGCAAGTTCTTGTCCATAAATCCACACTGTGCATACAAATCCATAGGCGATTTCGTAACGGGCGATCCGGTAAGGATGCGTTTGTACGTTGCACTCTGACCAAGCTTAACCAAAGCTTTAGTCCGCTTGGCCTTGGGGTTCTTAATAGTTGTGCTTTCATCGACCGCAAGTAGGAAAGTCGAGTCGCGTACAAAGTGTTCCAGATATTGAAGCACCTTCTTCGACGCTCCAAATGCTTCGACATTGACGAGCAGTATGCGAAGAGTCCGTGTCTTATTAACACCCTCCGACAATCTTTCACGTTGACCCTTGTTCGGGTTCGCACTCCATACATAAACTTCGGGTTGAATGTTTTCTGGAAGGTGAGTTGGTATTTCTGATACCTCCCAGTTTCTATACACACCCTTCGGCGCAACGATAACTGCTGTGTCGATAAGTTTGTTGTCGTATAACCATGTGATGTTGTCGAGCAAGACCTTTGACTTGCCGCATCCCATCTCCATGAAGTACCCAAAGTTTTGGTTGTCGTACGACTTCTCAAGGGCAACCTTCTGGTGCTCATATGGTTTCGTCTTGTACCTGAACATCTAATCCTCATCTTCATCCATGCCACCTGACATGATGGCGAACTTGGCAGACTCAAGATAGAATAATAATTCAGCGGGATCGGGCTGCGTTGTCATCATCTTTACAGTGCCGTCTTCCGCTTCCCCCAAAATAACCACGTCCTTTAACATCTGCCCTGCCACTTCACAGACGGTAGGTACGGGGTCTTTTTTAAACACAAGTTTGCTGTGTAGATAAACTACATTGTCATCAGTCATAATCAGCCCTGTAAAATTCTATGCCATGCGGCACGGATGTTGGCTTCTACCTCACCACCCACGTCACCGCCATCAGTCAGCCAATCTTCTATGACTTTATCAATGGTAGTCACCGCTTCTTGCCACTTCATCCTCGGTTCTTTAGCCGCGATGGTGGCTTCGTCAGGTAACAAATGTGTTTCCATATCGGACTCCTCGTTACTGTCTGATATCCTATCAGATACCATCCAACTGTCAATAATTTCAAGGCCACACACGCCACAAGCTATATCACCTGTCGCTTTGTTCAACGATAAGTTGCTTGAACATCTTGGGCAGTTACTTGAAGGCAGTGTGAACTGCGGCTCAGTGGTATTTAGGTTTGTCATCGTCATCATCCTCCATGTGCATAATCTGTTGGTTGGCAACCATCATCGCTGACGCCAGTAGCTGGGTAGTAATGATAGGGCTATTGCGGTTGCCCATGATTGCCAGCCCCATGCCTGCGGACAGCAGCAAATAGGCGGCATAATCCTGGTCGATGCCCAGTTCATTCAAAGTATGAACGGTGTCGCTCACAATTTCTGCGGCTGCTTCGCCTAGCTTTTCGTCCTGCTTGTTCTTCATTCTTTTGCTTCCACGTCTATGATTTCAAGATCACCTATTGAAAAGCCCAGACTGTTCATCAAACCTGTGCGTCTACGCAACCTGTTTTCTGCAAGTTCTTTAGCTTCTTCTTCGTCTACGGCCTTAACGAACTGGTCTTTGTAAAACTCAACGACCAACCCGACCCTGTAGTACCTTTGATTTTTCTTCGATCCTGAACTTACGGTTTTTAATTTTGTCATCATCATATACCTTCGTAAACAACTTGAACCAACACTTGGGGCAGTAGTACTGCCTCTGCTCTACTACTATCGCCTGTGCGCCACACTCTGTGCAATGATAATCAGTCATATGGCTCTTCCCATTCGTCCGTAAAGACACTGTCCAGATGTTTGATGATGTCGGGCGGCAAATAAT